GTTCGGGTTCCTGCGCTTCGACAACGAGTCGCGTGCCGAGACGGTGCAGGCCCTGGTGACCGAGATCAAGATCCTGCGTGCCGCCATGAAGGCGGAAGCGCTGGCTCGCGAGAAGAGCTGATCTCGAAGGAAGAGGGGCTTCGGCCCCTTTTTCTTTGCTCATATAGCCCTTTCAACCCCCAACCACCAGGAAACATACCCATGGATGCTTCTCCTTTTGCTCCCATGCCAAGATGGCATCTTGAAGGATGGTCAGAGGACCAGATCTTCCAACGTATCATCAAGGCCAATCAAGAGGGGGATTGGATTGTCCGTGATCTCCTCATCGCCCTCTACCGTCCCATCGATGATGGGCAAGCCGTCGCGCCGCTGCGCGTCACGCGGCTTGCGTGTTACTAGTAACAACACACTATCGGGCTGGAGCCGCCCGCCCCTCCGGGGCGAAGGCGGGCGTCTCCGCCCTTCATTCTTTTAGGAGATAGGTGTGTACCATGCTTTGATTCTCGATAATTGTTGTATCATCCGCAACAGTGATGATGGTATCAACGCTACCGAATGGGAGATGGGAGTTCGTAAATACCATGGTGGTGATGCTCCTCTCAAGGCTGAGTTGGAGAACCATGTGTTCAGCAACAGTGACATGACAATCCTCACCAAAGATGAGTGGAACAACCTCATCTATGGAGATGAAAAGGAGGTCCAAAAGGACCATTACAACAAGACGGTCAACAAATGGGCAGAGCCCACCACATCCTTTGATCGTTCCACAACCAACATGAGAAAGATCTACTGACATGAACTTCATCCCAACACGTTTGTTGAACAAACAGATGACCCAAGAAGAAACCAAGGCAGCAATCGAGCGTGCAGATGCAGCCTATGACTTTGTCTTCTTCATGTGCGTGGTCTGTGGCAGCGCCCTTGGTATTCTTCTTGCATTGGGGTATTGACCATGTACTACACCACTCGACGTTACCCCAGATCTGTGAGGGAAGCATTCCCCAAGAGCTGGCACGAAAGTTGCTTGGGTATTGAAACACCCATTCAAACCCGACCCAATCTCTGGGAAAGGTTCCTTCGTCTGTTCTACATTTCTTGGAGGCAAGAATGAAACATAGTGAGTACTATCTGCTTGAGGCAGAGATACAGTTCGATAAAAAGGAGACTTCTTTCAGCCAGATGATGCCTTGGAAAGACTTCCAAGACATGGCAAAGCATTACGGCGAGAACTCCTCCGCACTCATGGCTGCAGAAAGCGAAGTCTTCGGAATTGATGCTCCAAATCTCTTCGATGCCTCTCTCGAAGAAACTGCCATGATGTTCCTCCTCATGTCTGTGCTTGCTGAAGATCAAGGAGTTTGAAATGAACTTCCCCGGATCAAACAAACTGGAACTTTCCGACGAAGCCGTCAAGGCTGCAATCGAGGACGCACTGAACGCCTCACGCCTTGAAGGCGAGGATCGCGTCTATGTTCTTGAATGTCGCTCGGTCTACGCTTCATGGGTTGGCTTGTCCGTGACCATCACGACCGACAAGCCGACCGCCGAAGTGACGAACATCGCGGAGGCCGCATGAACTGCAAGCACGCGCATCTCCGAATATGGCATTTTATCGATCAAAAGACAGGCGAATGCGCAGAACCCGCAGGCATGTGGTCGTGCGCCGATTGCAACATCAAATTCATTCCGCTTGACCTTGCGATGGAGCGGGATGCCGAACGGTATCGGATTCTTCGCAATAGATCAAAATGGCCGTGCGTATTTGCGGATGTTGATTGGCCTGAGCCGCTTGTCGGTGACGCTCTAGATGCAGCGGTAGATCAAGTGGATTCACGATGATCTTCTTTACACCTTTGAGGTCTGACAATGTCGCCTCACCCCGGCAGTCGTCGTGCCGGGGTACCGTCACTCCTTTGTGCTGGGGGTTCGGCTTTGACCTATAATTACCGGGCATCGCTGCCCACCCGCTTCGCGGTGAGGGTGGGCAGCTTGCCCTCGTGTCAAACCAACCAGGAGTATTGAATATGAAACGTGTCTCGGTAGAACAAGAACAACAACAACAACCAGTCATTATTGACCTTGTTGATGAAATGGAATGGGAAGATAGTGACAAGATTGAAAAAGTCACTTTGGAAGAAGCAGGTTTAGAAGAAAGAGCTCAACATAGTGATGAGTGCTTCAAAGAAGGCATTCTCGACTACATGCAGTGGTTCTACGATGGGGAACTCCCCGGTTATTCCGACTAACAACGAACTCCACTTATAGAACATTTGTTGCTAATAACAAGTGTTCTATGGGGGCAGCTCGCCCACAATCTCAAACAAGGAGTCAGAAATGAGTGCTAAGTCTGGTGGTAACAAGAAGGTTTCGTCTCCCTCCACCCAAGGCTACTGGAAACGTGCCAAGATGGGCAACTTCTCGGAGACCCATCGGCAGCGGCGCATCGACCGCCACCGCCGCCGCATGGGTTTGAACATTGCCCAGATCTCGAAGGCAATCGCAGTTCACACCATGCCCAAGATCAAGGAAACCAAGTCCCAGGAGTACGTGGTCTTCACCGGACTCGTCCCCGAACACCGCTGGCTCGACCGACACGGTCATGTGATGAGCTACCCCAAGTTCGAGATCAACCATGGGGTCATCGTGGATGTCCACCAGCAGCCGCGTCCCAAGGAACTCTACTAATCAAAAGGAAATTGGGCATGTTGGACATGCCCAACAAGAACACAATGAAAGAAACACTTCTCTACACGGCAGCAACAGAAGCCATTGTCTCGGATGCTAGTGGTGCTAGCACTTTCGAGAAAATGCTCATATCCGCAATTGCAGCAGCCGGATATGGCTCATTTGCTGATGACATCAAAAAAACAGAGAGGGAAATCCGAAAGGAATTCGAGCTCAAGTGTATGCCCAATGCCTGGAGATCCAGCAAGAGTGTGGTTCTGGGTGCTTGGAAGATGGGCGTTGCGTTCAAAGACAATAATGGAGCTCCTTATGGAAAAACGGCTCTCCAAAACCTTATCAAGAGAGCAAAGACAAGAGATACTCCAATGACAGAAGAAGAGTGTGCCAAGTCCATCATCAACATGTTGCTGCACATTCCTAAACACTTGGACCCGCTTGATGTCCATACGTTAGTCAAGGAGTTTCTCAATGCTCACTAAGGCAATTGAGGTGATGAAATACGTTCGAGCCAGTGCTGGCCGTGCTGGTTTGAACGTAGTCTTTGAAGACACCAACCAGCCAAGGCATGATGGCTCAACCATCTATTTGCCAAATTTCACCATCACAACCACTGAGGAAGATCTCAATCTTCTCATGTCTTCAGTGGATCATGAGGTGGCCCATGATCGATTCAGTTGTTTTCCTCTACTGAAGGAACTGGATCTTGATCCTAGCAGCCTCTTGATGTTTGCATTCAACATCATTGAAGACTTCAGAGTCAATCACATTGAAGCTGTTGAGTATCGAGGATTCCGAAACAGTTGGGATAGCACTACCTGTGTTCTTCTCGAAAACCTATTCAAAAGGATTCATGAGAAAGATATGGAGAAAAACTTGTCCTATAATGTAGTCTCTGATATGACTGCATGGGGATATCTGCTTGAGACCCCTTTGTATCCCTTATGTGGACATAGGGCGTCTGCTCGCTGGGAGCTCACAAAAGAAAAGACCAAGGATGTTCTTCATACTTTTAGTAGTAGGTTTGCTGATGTTTGCTGTATTCTTGATAAGAGGAAAGGATCTTTAGCCAGCTATGAGTTGGCCTTGGATATCCTCAAGAAACTCACAGACAGCACAGACAAGGATCTCATCAAAAAAGCCCCCAAAATCACTATCAAGGGTGGTAGAGATGGAAAAGGAGGCAAAGACAAAAAGGAAGATGAGGGGAAAGGAAAGGGAAAAGGGAAATTTGATAAAGAAGGTTCTTCTGATGAAGAAGAATGGAAAGAAATTGAAGATGATGAATACAAAATCATCACCGTCAAGGTTTCTGAAGAAGATCTCAAGAAACTGTCCATCACTGCATCAATGACTGATCGTAAGATGGGTAAAACGGGAATCAATTTCGACTCATCCGAGCACAAGTCTACAACGAAGTGGGATCTCACGGACTACAATGATTTCATCATTATTGATTATCCCAGAGAATCCTACTCTGAAAAAGATTATTCTCCAAGAGCAATATCAGAATATTCCAGAAACTTCAAGAGTGATTACGACAGACACGTTGGAGCATCTCTTGTCACACAAGAAAACTTCGCACAACAAGTCCGGAAACTAATCCAAATTCGAGCAAAAGTACAGACTCAATTTGGGGTAAAAAGGGGCAAGTTGGATCAATCTCGATTGAGCAGAATCTGTTTCAATGCACCGGGTCTCAGTGAGCGTGTGTTTAAGAACAAAATTGAGAACAAAACACTGGATGCTGCTGTCACTGTTTTAGTAGATCTCTCGGGTTCCATGTCTGGACAGAAGCTATTATATGCTACTGCTTCTGCCGTTCTTATGAATGAGGTGTGTTCTACTATCAACATCCCCCTTGAGATCTTGGGTTTCACGGATGGGTACCATTCAACGAAATTGAGCCATAATCCGTTGATGTACATCTTCAAGAGTTTCCATGACCTCAAGGTATCTCACGATGATCTTCTGAGATATTTTGGCTACAGTTCTCACCATATGGCAGGAAATCCAGATGGAGAGAACATTTTGTGGGCATATGATCGATTGTTGAAAAGAAAGGAAAGAAAGAAAATCCTCATTGTTATGTCAGATGGGAGCCCTGCTGCATCAAAAAGCAGCATTGGGCTGGCTGAGTTTACAAGGCAAGCAATAAGAGAAATTGAAAAAGAAAAAAAAGTAGAAATCTTTGGTTTGGGTCTTTGTGCTTCTGATGTAGTTCATTATTACAAGAAGCATTCTGTTGTATTGTCCCCAGCCCAAATAGCTCCGAAACTTCTTGAACTTTTTGAGAAAGAGATCATCCATCATGGTTAGTCCTGCAGCAAAAGCCAAAGTAGAAGACCTCGTCAAAGATGCCATTCGTGAGGCCATGGAAAAGAAAAAATCATCAATGGTTCCTGTGAGCAAGTTGTTGACAGAAATTCTGTTAAAAGAAAAAATTATTGATGAGCCTCCCCTCAATCCTGTATTAAAGGGTATCCCTGTTCCTAAGGAGGAGGTTGTGCCCACTCCAGTTAAAGTTGTCTTGAAAGAGGAACAGAAGTGGTTCTCGGATGTTCTCGGGATTACTGGCATCCGTGATGATATTCCAATAAGCTGTTTTCACAGTTTTCCTTGGCACTCCTCTGTAGCTTCTTTCGTTCCGGATGTGGATTTCTCTTACCACATCGATAGGAAAATGGCAAGAAACATCCTGATGGCATGGGAACTGGGAGAAAAGGTTCTGTGCTATGGGCCTACCGGCACTGGCAAGAGCAGTTTGATTGAACAACTCTGTGCTCGAACTGGTAGACCTTTCATTCGCATCAACTGTACTGGAGATATGGACAGTTCCATGATCTTCGGCCAACTTCTTGCCAAAGAAGGCTCTACCTTCTGGGTAGATGGTGCTGTCACAGAAGCTGTACGGCATGGTGCTGTGTTCGCATGGGATGAGTGGGATGTTACTCCTCCGGAGATCTCCATGGGCCTTCAATGGCTCCTTGAAGACAATGGCAAGCTGTTCCTCAAAGACATGCCTGGAACAGCACAAGACAAGATGATCATTCCCCACAGCCACTTCCGTCTGGTGGCTATTGGGAATACCCAAGGACAGGGTGATGAGACCGGAGCACATGCGGGCACCAATGTCCAAAATAGTGCCACACTGGACCGTTTTGGTACCACAGTCTTCATTGATTACCTCGATCCTGCAGCAGAAGAGTTGATGCTGTTGGGTAAGTGTGGTAAGATCATCAACGCCATTGCAGCCAAGGAACTCATCAAGCTTGCCAACTTGATCCGTACTGCTTATCAGGCGGGGCAACTCAATCTTACAATGTCTCCTCGGACATTGCTAAATATCTGCAACAAGTTGAACATGAACGTTGCTCTTCGTGATGCCTTTTCCCTGGTCTACCTCAATAAGCTCAACCCCACTCAAAAGAAAGTGGCAGATGAGTTGTTCACCAAGATCTATGGAAAGGGTGCTACCTGATATAACAAATGTTGTGTTAGTGGCTAACACAATTGTTGTACTGGGGGAAACATGATCTCACAAAAGTTAATCTTAAAACAGGCCCCCAGCGGTATGGGGGAACAAACCCATGTCAACCACGAGGGTTGTGAAGCAGGAGAAGACACCAAACGAAGGCTTTACATTAAAAGGGTAAGTGGTGGTATTGTGGCATACTGCCACCACTGCTCTGATAGTGGTTTTGTGAGAGAAGCTCATCACAAAGAGCATCTCCCTTCTTTCAAGGGAGAGGGGGAAAGAAAAACAATAAAGCTACCTCCTACCAAACCTCTTCCAGATCTCATCTCCTATATCTCTCCTTTTGGTAGAATGTGGTTAGAAAAGTACCATATCGATGCTATTGGGGGTGCTTCTTTTATGGGGGTGAGAGGCAATCAATATCAAGTAGCCCTCAGACTACTAAATAAATACAGTTATTGCATAGGATGGCAGCTCCGTAATGTAAAACCTGGATCAACAGGACCTAAGTACATTACGCACTATTTCAATACTTCATTCGGAACCGGTTCTTGGCGTTTGATGAAGTCTAGTGATTGCTTGACTATCACTGAAGATTATCTCAGTGCCTACAGAATCGCAAGAGATACTGGATCAAATACCTTTGCATTACTAGGAACAAATCTAACAGATAAGTCTATGTTAGATATTAATGAAAAGGGCTTTAATAATATTCGTATCTGGTTAGATAATGATGATGCAGGACGTAAGGGTAGTGTGAAGATATTCAAAAAACTATCCTACTATCTACCCAAAGATACTAATATCTCCATTATCTACAATGATGTGGAGCCCAAACAATTATCTCCAAAGGAATTGCATGGATTATTCACTACTAGCCCTATGCTCGGAGAGCAAGGAAAATCTGATGAAGTACAAGAGGCATGTGAAGCCTCATGTAGTACAAAAGGAAACCTGGATCATCTTGGAGGGGATGGAGAAGTATTACAAGACATTCCCAGGAGTTAAGGACTTTAACTGGGACCCCTTCTCAGCGTATCTCATTGCTGACCAATGTAAGAGGTTGGCTGAAGATAGTCTAATAAAGCTGAAGATAACCTTGGATAAGGCCAAGATTTATAAGCCCCACATTGCTCATGATGAGATTGTGAAGGGCCTCATTGAGCTTGACTATGCTTCTCAGATTCAACATGAATGTGAATTGGTGAAAGAAGGCTCTAGTGATTTGGAGCACATTCACATTCTGACAACAAATGCTTTACGAGATGTGGAAAGGTATATAGAAAAAGATGACTTATTTGTTGCGGCTGATCTCTCGGCTATCGCTTCTAGGATTTCTAGTAGTGGTTTTGAGTGGCGTTTACCTTGTCTTAACCGTAGTCTTGGCCCTCTACGTTCTGGTAATTTCATTATCGTGGCTGCTCGGGTTGAAGTAGGAAAGACCACATTCCTAGCCAGTGAGGCGAGCTATATTGCTCCTCAATTGCCTAAGGATCGCCCTGTAATTTGGGTCAACAACGAAGAAGAGTCTTCAGTTGTATTCTTTCGCATTGTCCAGGCTGCTTTAGGTGTTGACTCGAAGTATATGATTGAGAATTCCAAAGAATGTATGGAAAGATACACCATGAAGATGGGTGGGGACAAAGACAAGATCCGTGTTACTAAGGACACAAACAATAAAAAAGATCTTGAGACCTTGTTTAAGGAAGTGAATCCGGGTATGATCATCTTCGATCAGCTCGACAAAGTTTCAGGATTTTCAAAGCAGGAAGATCGTGAAGATCTCATGCTTGGTAGACTCTACAAATGGGCAAGAGAACTGACCAGAACCTATGGCCCAGTCATTGCTGCTTCTCAACTCAGTGCTACAGCAGTGGAGCTAAAGGACCCTCCTTTCATTGGTCTGGATGCTCTCAGAGGCTCAAGGACAGACAAACCCGGTGAAGCTGATGCTGTAGTAACCATAGGCAAATTCAAGGACCCTAAAGATGGTACTGAAGAACTCCTTAGAACAATCAACGTTCCAAAGAACAAACTCCCCGGAGGAGGAGCAGACCAAGTTGACGATGAAAGACATGGACGATACCTTGTCAAAATTAATGCGAACCACGCAAGATTCGAGTGACCTAACAATGGCTTCTCTCGAAGACACTCTAGAACAAATAAAGACATTCTGGACATTGCCCAGAAATGAAGCTCTTTCTGTGAAAGGACAAGATGAGAAGGAATTTAGAGAAAAATATGTAGTATCCGAGAGATATGACAAGGGTTGGACAAGTCCCAAAGGTGTCTTTGGATCTTCTTCAACTCCTAAATCATTCATAGATGATGAACCTACAGAGATAGATACCGTAGCTCGTAAGGTTGGTATTTCAAGTAATATTGTTGATGTTATGCTTGTTGGCAGTCGTATTACTGTGTCTCCACCTCCAACAGATACTGATGAAGATATCCTTCTGCGTGTTCTCAATCTGCCAGTGTTTATTACTGATTGTCTAAAAGAGGGATACCATGCTGACAGTTTATTATACTCTGGAGGACTTCCAGCATCAGGTTTTATATCTCTTCGCAAAGGAGAGACTAATCTGATTATCACAGAAAGTATAGTTTTCTATGATGGATTTGCTTTGGCTACTAAGGTATGTAAGGAGCTCAATCTCACATACAAACCAGATAGAATTATGGTTCATGCAGCTATCATAGAGAAAACATTCAAAGAACCTACCCACAGGGCCTAGCTATGCCGATTGAATTTTGTGCCATTGATGTAGAAACAACAATGTTGGCCCCAGAGGAACTTGGATCTAAATCTCATCCTATGTGCCCTGATAATCGAATTGTTTTGGCTGGGTTTAAGTACCCTGTTTGGCCTGAAGGTATTGGTCTGGAGGCACTTACAGATTCAGTTCCGATTATGGAGAGTCATGCCTGTTTTCTATCCTCTTCTTCTCTATATACTCTTTGTGGATGTAATATTTCCTTTGATTTGATGTATTTATATAAGACAAGTCCTGTTTTATACAACAACTTAAAGAGAGTAAAGATTTGGGACATTCAACTGGCTGAATATCTTCTCTCAGGGCAAAAAATCAAATTTGCATCTTTGGATCAATTGTGTTTGAAATATGGACTTCCTGTAAAGGACACTCATATTTATGACACTTTCTTTTCCAAAGGTATTGGTGCGGATCTTATTCCAAGAGAGATTCTTGAAACGTATTTACAACAAGATTTGGACAATACTTACAAAATTGCTGAGTATCAACGTAAGTATATAAGTAAAGCTGGTTTAACAACTTTACTTCTTACTCAAATGGATGCCTTGAGGGCAACTACTGAGATGTCCTATAATGGGTTGTTTGTAGATACAGAAGCTTTAGATAAACATACAGTTGAAGTTAGTGCTGATTTTTATCTAAGAGAAGAATCTTTAATGAGCAAGATGAGAGGTACTATTGTCGAGGATATAAACAGTTCTCAACAGTGGTCCAAATATTTCTTTGGTGGAGAAAAGAAATCTAGTGTCAAAGAAATGGTTGGTACCTTTAAGAATGGTAAGCCAAAGTATGGAAATAAAGAAGTTATAGAAACAATTTCTCCTGCTATTCCTGCTACAGTCTATTCTCCTCCCTCAGATAAAATTGGAAAGAGTGGTTTTGTTTCTGTTGATGAGGAAGTTCTTAGTAGCTTGAGTGGATGGCCTGAGAGTAAATTGAGTAGTGAGGTTTCTGGTATTGTTGATGATCTTCTCAAATATAGGGAACACTCCAAACAACTTTCAACTTATGTCAAGGGAATGGGCAAGAATATTATTAGCTCAAAACCTCCTGGTGGTGTTAACTATATTCATGGTAAAATCAACCATACAGCAACAGTGACAGGAAGACTGTCCTCCAGCAACCCAAACCTACAGAACATAAGTAACAACGAAATCAAGAAAATCTTTACATCTAGATACACAGATGGGTGGCTAGTAGAGGTTGACTTCAATCAGCTTGAGGTGGTAGTATTAGCCTACTTGTCTGGTGATCCCGAATTAAAAACCCAACTCAATCTTGGTGTTGATATCCACAGCCATCTCTTTGAACGTAGATATAAACGTCTTCCCACTAAAGAAGAACGGAAACTTTTCAAAGCACAGTCTTTTCAACTTATCTATGGTGCTGGTGTAAAAGCCATTGCTAAAGCAGGTAAAACATCTACAGATGAAGCTAAAGGGTTCATAGATACTTTCTATGCAACTTATCCTGGAGTTAGAAAATGGCATGGGCATATGCAGGAAATGGCTGATCGATTTTCTACAAGGGAACTTGTAGAAGGAACAACTTCAATTTTCCACCCATACAGGGAATATGGGCATAAAACTATTTCCACAGGAAGGAAATTGTGTTTTAGGGAATACAGGAATGACTACAAGTTCAGTACCAGGGACTATGACTTTTCCCTCCCAGAATTGAAAAATTACCCAGTCCAGAGTTTAGCTACTGGGGACATTGTTCCTATGATGCTTGGGGTTATTTACAACTGGCTAGTGGATAAACCATTTATCAAAATGGTAAATACAGTCCATGATAGTATCTTGTTTGATATGCCTGAGGCCTATCTAGATGAGTTTGTTTACTCAATAAAGGAGATATTAGACAACACAGACAAGATCTTTGAAGAGATATTTGGATATAGCTTTGACGTAAAACTCAGAGCTGGAGTTTCAGTTGGTAAAAATTGGTTTTCAATGGAAGAGATAAAACTATGACTATGATGACTGGTGTTGTTCAAGAGGTGTCTACTAAGAATGTAGTTACCAAGTTTGGAGAGAAGCCCACTTATAGTGTGATGGTCAATGGGCAATGGGTAAAATGTGGATTCAAGAATCCTGGAGTAGAAGTAGGTTACACGGTTGATTTTGATGGTGTTCATGGGAAGTATGGTCTTGAGACCAAGTCTATTAACATCATTGCAAGGAGCTCACCTGTTGTACCTCTAGCTACACCAACGACAGTGGCAGCAGGAGCTACTTATCCTACTGGTGGTTATATTACGTCTGCTGTTCCTCCCTTTAAGGCTTCTGGCTATTCTTCTCGTGAGAAGGTGTTTCCCATTCCTGCCTTGCATGGGGATCGTAGTATTGTTCGCCAGAATGCATTGGCTCGGGCGTGTGATTTGGTTATTGGTTCTCAAGGTAGCAAGACTTTTCCTCTGGGGGACGAACTCACTACATACATCATTTCCCTAGCTCGTAAGTTTGAGGCTTATACTGCGGGAGATATTGATTTTGAAAGGGCTGTCCTAGAAGAGAGTTTGGCTGAGAGTGCTACTTCCATCGGCCAGGAAGGATTCTTGAGTAAATGAAAGCCTTGATTGATGGGGACATCGTATGCTATAGGGCTGCTTGTAGTGCCCAGAATGAGGAACCCTGGATAGCGTGCTCAAGAGCAGATAAAACCATTCAAGACATCCTTGAGGGCACTGGGGCAGATTCCTATAGTGTATTTTTAACCGGAGACAATAACTTTAGGAGAAAAATTGACCCTGAATACAAGGCAAATAGAACTGTTGAAAGACCCACACATTGGGTATCAGTAAGAGAGTTCCTAGTAGCAGAACACAGGGCAGAAATCATCCATGGCAAAGAAGCTGATGATGCTCTAGGTATTGCCCAAGATAAGTTTGGCATATGTACATGCATAGCATCCATAGACAAAGATCTTAAACAGATTCCAGGAAAACACTACAACTTTGTTAAAAAGGAATATTCTGTAGTAACCTGGACAGAGGGCATCAGGTTTTTGTATCTCCAGAGCCTCATAGGGGACCGCAGTGACAACATTCGGGGTGTGGATGGCATAGGACCCGTCAAAGCAGCTAAAGCCTTGGAAGGGCTCTCTACCGAATGGGAATACTATAACAAGTGCTTAGAACTGTACGGAGATGAGGCTCGTTTGCATCTCAACATGAAGTTGTTATATATTTGGCAAAAGGAAAATGACGAATGGAGACCTCCCGTAATCCTGACAAGTTCAATGGTGGATTTGTCCTCTCTGTCAATCGACAAGTCTTCGGACATGGTGAATATGGGTATGTCTTGAGTGTTTTCTCATCTCATGATAGGGATGAGGTGATCAAAGCAGGGCACTCCCTTGTTCACTTGCTCAATTATTTGGGCACTACCCCCCTGTTCGAGATTTTCTCTGGGGAGCTCGATGCAACAACAGCATCAGCAGAAAAAACCAACACCAACAACTCCGAGGAGCGGCGGCAAGGCCGCAGCCGCGACGAAGGAGAACCCACAGCAGCACGAGACTCCACCCCTGACGGGGTGGAGGCCGTGGAACAGCAACAACACTCACCAGGACCCCCATGGTAAGACCCAAAAAGCACAACAAACACATCTACAAGAGTGGCTTTGAGAACAACTTCCAACTAGCTTGCAAAGAACAGGGGTGGAACTTACCATATGAACAAGACCGGATCAAATATGTCATCCCGTCTAAGACACACACTTATACCCCCGACTTCACTGTTACTAAAAACGTCTACGTTGAAACCAAGGGACTGTGGCCTGCCGTTGAACGCAAGAAGGCTCTCTTTATCCAGGAACAATTTCCTGAAATTAAAATCCTCTACGTTCTCTATCGTAACCAGAAGCTTTTCAAGACAAGTACCACGACTTACCTGGAGTGGGCAAAAAACAATGGATTGAAGGCTTGTACCTTCGCTGATACAAAAACCTGGATGCAATTCATAAAGGACCACATCAATGATTAAAGTACTTGACGCAGTGGAAAAGCTTCGGAAGGCTATCAAGGAGTATGACGAAATCAGTCTATCCTCCTGGTCTGACTCGAACGGCTACACGAGTGTCTCTTCCAAGGAAGTAATTCTGCGAGCTCGTAAACTACTGGAAGAGATTGATTACTTCTCCTCTGTGTCTGTAAAAACTGGAGGTAAAAATGGTGAATGAAGAAGTCTATATTGTGGTAGCAGATCTTTTTGAAGGAGCCCACTCTGGAGGAAAATACACTGCATGGATTGATGAAGTTCCTTCGGATGTGGAAGACACTAGATCCGTCAGGTATTTTTGGGACGATCCAACCCAGGAGTTTGGGGTAGGAGCTACTCCAGATGAAGCTCTCAAGGATCTCTTAGATAAACTAGAATGACAGACATGCCTTGTGAGGACAGAGGAGCTCTGCTGGAAGGGCTTGAGAGAGACTTCCAAGAGGAATGGATTCCTTGGATGGAAGACAGTCAGTTTTCTGAGGGAAACAACAATGAAGAATAAAGGAGTAGGCATTGAATAAAAACAGATTCAGGAATAGCTTTGGAGAGAGAATTTTCAAACTCAAGTATGCCCAAGGTCCAGAGGACACTTGGGATAATCTAGCAGAACGACTTGTGGAGGATGTCTGTGGAACAAGATGGGGTACTGATAGAGCACTTATGTCCGAGATTGATCGAGACCAATTGGTACATTATATCAAGACGATGTCCTTTTTGCCTGGGGGACGTTATCTCTACTATGCAGGGAGACCTCTCAAAGCATATAATAATTGCTATCTCCTCCGATGTGAGGAAGATACACGAGAAGAGTGGGCCAATATTGTTTGGCGATCAATGTCATGTTTAACTTTAGGAGGTGGAATTGGAATCGACTATTCCCGTCTCAGAGCTAGAGGTCGAGTTCTTCGTCGCACAGGTGGGGTCGCTTCTGGGCCTATACCGCTTATGTCTGCTATCAACGAAATTGGGCGCAATGTCATGCAAGGAGGCTCAAGACGTTCAGCAATCTATGCTTCCCTTAATTGGAAGCATGAAGACATTCCTGAATTCCTTGGAGTTAAAAATTGGTCCGATGAGCTCCGTCAGCTTAAACAACGTGATTTCAATTTCCCGGCCCCCCTCGACTGTACCAACATCAGTGTGAACTATGATGACTCAATTCTGGGTGATTCTTATCAAGGCAGCACTTTCTCTGCTAGCAATGTTACTAGTATTATCTCCTCTGCTCTTGGTTCTTCTAGTGTGTTCCTAGAAAACTGCAAACAGGCAATGATGACCGGAGAACCAGGATTCTCTTTTAACTTCTTAGGAAAAGAAAATGAAACCCTTCGCAACGCTTGCACAGAAATTACGTCTGAAGATGACTCTGACGTATGTAATCTTGGGTCTATCAATCTCGGAAATATATCGAGTTTGGAAGAGTTCAAAAGTGTCGTACAACTTGCATCCAAGTTCCTCGTTTGCGGCACACTCCGCGCCGATCTTCCGTACAAAAAGGTGTACGAGGTACGTGAAAAGAATCGGAGACTTGGGTTGGGCCTCATGGGAATACACGAATGGCTCCTTCAAAAAGGTAGCAAATACGAAGTGACTCCCGAACTACATGAATGGTTGAAGGTATATCGAGATGAATCAAAACGAGCTGCGGACGAGCATTGTGATCGACTCTATGTTAGCCATCCAAAGGGCTACAGAGCTATTGCCCCCACTGGTAGCATTGGCATCATTGCTGGAACTACAACAGGTATTGAGCCTTTATTCGCAGTCTCTTACAAGAGACGTTACCTCACTAGTGGAACTCAATGGCGATATGAGTACGTTGTTGACGCAACCGCAGAGAGCCTCATTCAGCGGTATGGGGTTTCCCCGGATACAATAGATACAGCTTACAAACTGAGTCATGACTATGAGCGCAGAATTAAGTTCCAAGCTGACATTCAAGATTACATTGACCACGGCGTTGCCTCCACAATCAATCTTCCATCGTGGGGCAGTCGAGACAATTGTGAAGAACGAGTTGGAGAGTTTGCTGCAACGTTGGCTAAGTACGCACCCAGATTGCGTGGATTTACATGCTACCCAGATGGCAGTAGAGGTGGTCAACCCCTGACAGAAATTTCCTATGACGAAGCTAAGAAACACAAAGGTGTTATCTTTGAAGAAAATGACATCTGTGAAATTTCTGGAAAAGGAGGCACTTGCGGTGTCTGATACTATTTTCATACATCGTACATGGCTAATTCCATCTATCACTCAAATAACTAAAGGAAAATAAAATGCACAAATGGGTGTACAAGAAATATGAACCTTCCTTAGACTCCTACTTATCCTCCAAATGGAGGGCTAAAACCATTACTATAGAAGTAGATGATTTAGAAGATGCCCTATATGCGCAAACGTATCTTATTAAAATAATTGAAAGTTTGGTTGAACAAATTCCCTATGTTGCTGTTACGCAGTTTCCCCGTATTCTGAGAAAGGCAGGTTGCTATCAGGTGCTTCTTAATTATCTATACTCTTGGGAGAAACCAGAATGAACAAGACTAACATGCTCGCGCTGGCGGATGCGCTGGACCCTGTTAAGTGGCATAGACCACGCGAGAGTGCGTGCGCTACTGCCGCCGCCCTGCTGCGAGAGATTGCGCAGGCAGAGCCGGTGGCGTGGATGGGTGACCACGGAAACATTGACCACGGGTGGGACGCAATTCTCGACCCAACGGGATGGACGCCCCTCTACACCCACCCAGCGCCCATTGCCCAAGCCGCTGACGCCGGAACAGTACGACAAAGCGTGGACGACCATGCTATCGGATA